CATTCCTGCGGCCGAGATGATCCACGGCTTCACCGTCTTCGATGACGAATCTCAGATCCGCGGCGTGTCGGCATTTGCCTCGGTGCTGCTGACGGCCAAGGATTACGCGGGCTACAAACGCGGCGTGATCACATCGGCCCGCGTTGCGGCGAACTCGTTCGGGTTTGTCAAACAGCAGTTGCCGGATGGCGAAGAATGGACGGGCGGCGAGGACGAGAATGGTGAAGTTCAGCTGCCGATGATCGATTCGTCGCCGCTGTCGATCAACCTGCTCAATCCGGGCATGGAGTTTCAGCAGTTCGACCCGCAACAGCCGACTCAAAATCACGCGGCATTTTCGAAGACGATCCTGATGGAACTCGCCGCCGGACTCGGCGTTCCGTATTTTTATCTGGCGGGCGATATGGAGTCGGTCAATTTCAGCTCCGCCCGCGTCGGCCTCGACGACGCACGCGAGATATGGAAAGGGATGCAGAACTTTATCGCCAACACGCTCTGCCGTCGTGTTTTTAACGAATGGCTGATGAATGCGTGGGCAAAAGGTGCTTTAACGATCACTGCCCAGGAATATCGCGAGATTCGTGATCCCGAGTGGCGTGCCCGCGGCTGGAAATACATCGATCCGACGAAAGACATCGCCGCCGATATCGAAAGGCTCAAATATCGTTTAGCTACGCCGAGCGAGATACTGGGCGAACAGGGCATCGATTACGTCGACCATCTCGAACGATGGCAGGCCGATGTTGAGCTGGCGGCCGGTTATGGCGTCGATCTTGAGGAGATCTATGCCGACCCGAAGCAGATCGCCGCAGACGAGCCGCCCGCCAAGACCGATACAAACGCTACGCGAGGTTATCTCAACGGGCACGACATGGACGCCGACATACTCTATTAGTGGTTATTTTTAGGTTAATTACCCCAAAAAAATAACCTCATTCGAAAAAAATTAGAGTTAAAGCCGATGAGACGGGTTTGCCCGCAACATCGGCTTTTTTCTATGTCAGACGACACGATCAAACGAGATCAGCTTATCCGCCAGGCGTGCGACGAGACGCACAAGCGTTCGTTCGTTATCGAGCGGGCCGATTCTGCTGAAACTGACAGCCGAACGGTCGAGCTGGCATTTGCTTCGGCCACGCCATGCGAGCATTTTTCGTGGAAGCTCTACGATTTCATCGACGTCAAGTTGTCGATGGAAAACGGAGCTATGCGGACCGAACGCCTGACGAGCGGTGCCGCGTTGCTTGCCGATCACGATCCGCGTGATCAGATCGGCGTCGTCGAGAGTTTTTCGGTTGACCCGCAGGACGGCAAGGCCCGTGCGACAGTTCGCTTCTCAAAGTCCGCACGCGGACAGGAAATATATCAGGACGTCGTCGATGGCATTCGCCGCAACGTCAGCGTCGGGTTTTCAATTCATAAGCTTGTTCTCGAGGAGGAGAACGAAGGAGGCAACGACCTATATCGTGCCGATGATTGGGAGCCGTTTGAGCTTTCGATCGTTTCGATCCCAGCCGACATATCCGTCGGCGTCGGCCGCAATGCCGAGTTTACTAAATCCATTCCAACACCGGAGTTAAATCAAATGTCAAAAGAAATCGAAAAGCCGGAGACTCCGGCGACGGAACCAGAGGTGGCAACACGCACGAACCAAGAGGAAAAGACTGTCCGCGATATCAACAACTATATCGCATTCGGTGATACCTATGGATTCGGCAACGAGGTCCGCGAGGCGGCCTTGAAGAATCCAGAATTCGACATGAACGACACTCGCATGCTCGTTCAGGATCTTCGAGCGAAAAAGCAGGAGATCGAGAAACGCGTCTCGCCGGTCAAAGCGATGAATACCGATGCGAACACGCTCGGCAACGCTCTGATCAGCAGCGACGAGTATCGCAGCATCGTTCCGAAGAGCCGACAGAAACGCAGCATCTACGTCGAGACGAACATTCTGCCGAGCCAGCTGGCTCGTGCCGCATATACCGGCTCGGGCGACGGCCTGACGGGTTACGACCGCGTTCCTGGCATTGTCGAACTCGGCCAACAGCAGCCGACGGTCGCTGACCTGTTCATGCAGGCACAGACCGACAGCCCGACGATCCGGTTCATGAAAGAAACGACCTACACGAACGGTGCCGACACTGTTCTCGAAGGCGACGACAAGCCCGAGGCTGGATTCGCTCTCGAAGAGGTCGATGTGTCCGTTCGTAAGGTTGCTGTCTGGACCAAGATCACGGACGAGACTCTCGAGGATTTCGCTCAGGTTCGCCCATACGTCGATCAGCGGCTTTCGTTCATGGTCCGCTCGAAGATCGACGACCAGCTTCTGAACGGCAGCGGCACCGCTCCGAACATCGCCGGACTGCTCGGGACCTCGGGCGTTCAGACGGCAGAAATGTCCAGCAATACGGCGGTCAAGCTTGCTGAAGCGATCATGAACGCGATCACCAAGGTGCGCGTCACCGGACAGTTCGAGCCGGACGCGATCGTCATGCATCCGAACGATTATCAGAAGCTTCGCCTCGCGACCGACGGCAACACGCAGTATTACGGCGGCGGTTTCTTCGAGGGGCAGTACGGCAAAGAGTACAGCGACCCGGGCCGTCTCTGGGGACTTCGCCTGGTTCAGACGACCGCGATCAGCGAGATCGATCTCGCAACGCCAGCAGCAGGGAACAAAGGCCCGATCGTCGGTGCGTTCAAACTCGGCGGTGCGGTTTTCTATCGCAACGGCCTTGCGATCGAATCGACGAACACCGATCAGGACGACTTCCTGATGAACCTGACCACGATCCGCGTCGAGCAGCGTTTGGCATTGGCCATCTATCGCCCGCTCGCATTCTGCCGCGTCATCAACGCTGCATAAACAGCGACACAGGAACAGGGGCGGTTTCGCCGCCCTTGTTATTAGTAGTGAATTTTTATGATCGCAGATCGAGACATTTACGCAGATAAGTACGGCAGGCTGACGGACGATCCAAACAAGTATGCTCGTCAGATCGCGGTCAAAGGCTGCCAACTCGATGAGCGAATTGCACAGCGATTCGGCATCATGGACACACTCGTTTCGACGACAGAGCCGCAGGCGATGCGTCGAGTGACTGGCCGAAACGCATCTTCCGTGCGGATCACTAAGGCCGCGGAAACGGAAGCTAAACCAGCAGAAACACTACCGCAGGAACCGGCGGAAGTTGTCGAGACAAAGCCGACAGCTAAAAAGGAGAAAAATACATGAGCAAGTGGATAGCACAAGAAACCGCAGGAACGACGTCGATCGCGACGACTTCAACAACTGACGAGTACATGATCGTCAAAAAGACCGGCAAGGTCACCTTCGCCGGACTGCTTTCACTGTCCGGTCTGGCCGCACACGATAGCAACTACATCACACCGACGATCACGAATCTCGGAGCCGACGGTTCGGGTTCGACGGCCATTCTCGCCGTGTCCGACGCGAACACGACCAAGGCAACCGGCGGAGCCCTTCTGACGGCAAATGTCGTTCGGGAATGGGATTTACACGCGACCGCAGCGAATCTGAACGTCACCGAGGGCGACGTGCTTCGTCTGCGTGCAACCGCGACCGGAACGCTTGCCGGTGCCGTGACGCGTCCGATGTGGAAGCTCGTCGTCAAGACAGTTCAGCGATAAATGATCGATCTCGATGCAGACCTTAGCTCAATATTCTCGGCCGGTGATTTTAGTGAGTGTGCGACGTTCACGATCGCGGCCGGGGATGAGCTTTGTGTTGACGGGATCTTTACCGACGCGACGGACGAGGTGAGGCAGTTTGGAGAGGTCGTCATTGAGGCGATGAAGCCGACGCTGATGGTGCAAACATCGGCGATCACCACGGTCAGAAACAAAATGGCCGTCGAGGTCAGAAGCACGACATACCAGGTCGAGCGGGTCGAAAAGGTCGGCCAGGGGATGTCGGTGGTTTATTTGAAAACTTAAGCGATGCCTGATTCGAACGAGCAGCTATTGATGACGGAGATCGTCGCCCGGATGGAAACCATTCTGACGACGAACACCTACGTCAATGCTCAGGGAGCGACGGTCAATTTTCAGACCGACATCGGGACACGCGTCGAGGAAGGGCGGACGAACTGGGATCAAAATGAGCTTCCGGCAATTTCGGTCTTTCAGGGCACGGTCACTATCGACCGCGAACAGTCGAGCGACGAGGATCGCGTCGTATGTCGCGTGATGCCGGTCATGATCCAGTGCACGTTCGCACAGTCCGACGCGACGGCGGACACGGGCACGATGGTTCGAAAGGTGCTTAGCGACATCCACGCGGCGATCAGGGTCGATATGAAATGGTCAGTCGCGGGCGTGCCGCAGGCATTGCGGACAGACGAGATCTCGCACGGGCCGGAATACAAGTCCGAGACGTACGAGATCATCGGAACGCAAACGGCTATCGAGATACGGTATTTCGCACCGCATTTCAGCATGGAAGATTAGAGGGATTTTATGAACGTTCAATACGAAGCAATGGTCGAAAAATACGGGGCATCTGAGGCGGCACGTCGCTGCGATGAGATCGAAGCCCTGGGCGGATTCGGTGACGGACGCGCTCGAAATATCGGCGGACTCGACCTGATCGGCATACTTGCCGAATCAAACAACGCCATTCCGGACAAAGACAAGGCTCGCATCGCCGAGCTCGCCGATGTCAGCCG